AATGTGTAAGTAAAATGCTTTATTATGTATCATTTTGTATATATTTATATCCATGCAGGCGGGTATATCGTGCCCTTATGTATGGTTTCATGCGTGAATCAATCCTAAAAGGTATATAATAGGCGGTACTTATTGTATATTTTTTATCTATGTTTGGGCTTATCTTTCTTTAGAGGAAGCTCTAGGGATTGATGTATATTATGTTATTGATACTCAATTAATTATATTATTTGAGTGTAATTTTAAAATCGTGGTTACTTATTGTATATTTTATGGGATTAGTTATATATTTCGTACTTACTTTGTTTTGTGGGTACATGGCGTTTGAGTTGGGGCGGTATGTTATAGCTACGGGCGACGCCCTGCCTTTAATCATAGTTCTTTTATTGGTTTTATTATCAATACATTGTATTAGGCAAGTATATAAGGCAATTAAGAGCAAAGACCTCGATATCCTAGACTGAACGGGCGTTCCACGTGGAACAATCGGGAGGGAGGTCCCGGGTTTTATGCTGGGAGTTGGTGGGGTTGGTTTGTTTTGCTGGAGGGGACACCTCCAGAAAAGGTAAATCAAGGTAAGACAAGGTAAATCAAGGAAAACCAAGTGGAATAAGGTAAGACAAGGTAAGTCAAGGTAAACCAAGGTAAACCAAGTGGAACAAGGTAAGTCAAGGTAAAT